ACGGTTAAGTTGCTATAGCAATTAACCCGGTCAATCACCTCATTGACTTTGGCCGCCGTGACAATTTCGCCAACTTTAACCTTATCTATCGGCTTCATTAGGCGACAACAATCTTATCCTTCTCGTCCAGCGCGATTGTAATCCCACCACTACCCTCCTTTTTGACTAGGGGAGGTACCACAATAATCTCCAGTCGGTTGACGGCCTCAATGATCTTGTTCAAATCCTCCGCCCGTATCTCCTCGCCTGGTCTGAGCCGTCGCAGTTTCATTAGAAGGATGTCTCTAATGGTGTGAAATCCGCCGCGTCATATATGGGCGGATCGGGCCTATCCCAATCGGCTTCAATGTCATATATGGGAAATCCATAATTATCATATTCCGGCATCCCGTCAGCATTGAGTTTATGATGTGCAGGCCGCCAAATCTCATTCCAGGAGAATGAACGCCATCGGAAACGATGCTCAACAGTATATCGAAACTGTCCCGTTTGCACGTTATAATCACTATCCCAAGACATGCCCTCATATAACATATGTTCTGCTTCCGCGCCGCGCCAAGGCGCATTATTCACCGTTCCTGTCAGTGCGTAGGCTGCGGCTAACATACCGCTGAATTGCGCTGGGTTTGCAATATAGCGAGCACTATATGAGAGTGTTGGAATCATTCTAGGGACAGGCTCCTCAACCGGACATGGCGTTTCCGTTCCAGGTGTTTTCGCGTCAGTCCATTTTCGACCCTCTCCCACATTGATTATATCCACCGAGCAATCGCCTGTAAGCTGCGGTTCATCACCTGTCAGGACGTCATATTCATATAGGGCTGTTATCCTGCAATGTGTGTAGTCATAAGTATCCCACCAATAGCCGCCTGTCCCATCTGGTATATAAATCGCAGACCCATCACCTGTATTGCCGTACGGCTCAAAAGTGCATTCATAACATCGGATACCTGGATACCCAGGATAACTGGTATCAAGGAGCGGAGCGGCCAGAAACCGCGTCTCCCATGTAGCTATCCAGATAGTTTTCCCATGCGCCCCGCGCCGAGTGAAGGTCATCTGGCGGCTGGACTTTTCCTCGTAGAAATCGGGATAAGCCATTACTGATACCTACTCCGGTTGTTCTTCGTATTCTCGGAAATCTGCCGCAATTCCCTGTGAATACGTTCAATGTCCTGCTTTTCCAATCCGCCCATGCCTGGCTCCCGCATTCGTATAGCGCCTTTCACATAATCTTTCGGTAGTTGTGCCGGTTGACCAGCCTCATACGCTATACGGCGGGATTTGAGCATGGAGACTCCCGCCACAGCCAATCCCGTGAGAATGGTTAGAACCGCCGCAGGGATTGCAAAGGAGGGCGTGGCGGCTGCGGCTCCTACCCGCGCAGCAGCGCCTCCCGCTGCACCTAAACCCCAACCCAATTTCCTCCCCACTGTATACGCTAAACCACCACCCGCCGCCGCAGCAGCAGCCTTTGCCCCTATCCCACCAACAGCGCCCGCGCCCGCAGCTGCCGCCGCCGCACTTGCCGCCGCCGCCGCCGCCGCCGCCGATCGCCACATCAGAAAAGCGCCGACGATTTGCATTATTGGCATAGCCAGCGCCGCGATTGCCAAGCCCGTGAGGATGAATCCTTTCGGAACCTTTTCCATAAACGTTACGATCTTGCCCAACAGGCCGACAAGTTTTTTCAGTTGCGGTAGTAACTTCCCTCCAATCGTTTCATTGAAGTCGCCAACGGCATTCATGAGTTGCCTGAATTGTCCCTCTGTTGTCTTCGCCTCTGCTTGAGTAAGCTTGAATCCTTCACGCCCCTTTTCCAGTATTTCATTGAATACCTCTGTTTCTGACTTCGTTTCGTCCACGGCAATACCCATTTGCTTGAGCCGTAGAAATACACCCTGGGAACCCAGTGCAAGTATCCGCATGGCGTTATCGAGTGGAATGTGATAGACCGAAGCCAGCCCCATTGCGCTTTTGGTTGCCTCTTTGAGTTTGTCGGTAGTTAGTCCAAGACCCAAACCAAATGCCATCGTCTGTATTGTAGCTTCATCGCCATAAACCGTTTGCTTCTGTAGCGTTGAGGCGTATTTTTCGAGGTCGCTCTGTATCTCTTTTGTATAAGCCCCTTGTTTTTCCAGCGCGGCTTTGAGGGCCGCGGAAGCCTTCTCCTGCTCCATCGCGGCTTTGACCGCCACGGCCATATACCCCATGATTGGGAGGGTTACGCCCATAGTCAGTTTCCGCCCGACACGCGAGAAGGTCTCACCCATTCTCGCCATTTTCGCCGCCATTGATACCGAAGATCGCCCCACCATAGACTCGGCCCTGGCCAGGTCTTGTGCCAGCTTGCGAGATGGCGCGCTTATTTCTACCCAAGCTTCGCCCAATACACTAGGCATGAATACCCTCGTTTAACTGATTCATCGCCCATACGCGCTTCGCAAATGCCGCCACTTCGGGTGTCATCTGTTGCAACTTAAGGGTGTGTTCCAATTCTTCTCTCTCCATTAGCAGATCGCGTGCCTGTGTCATAGTAAGGTCTAGTATCTGCTCATACGTATACGTAGGATAACATTCAGCAATAGCGCGAATTAGGACGCGGCCTTCGCCGTAGTAGGGAGGAGATTTGGGCCTGACTCGGCTTCCTCCTCATTGCCAGCGACATTGCCATATATATGATTCGTCAGTTCGAGCAATTCAGGAGCTTGAACATTTCCCAGCGAATCGGCGAACTGTTCCGGCGATAGGCGACTTGTCGCATCCGACGCCAGCCATAACGCGTATAGCATACCGTCTACACAACCAACCTCGGCCTGTATATCAGTAGCGTCCAGCGGTTTGAGCAATATACGTATTAGCGCAGCCCGATCTTCAGAACTAGCGTCTGACCCAAGACCATCAAGCCCTAGTTTCAGGCGCCGACTCCGTATCCAACTTTGCATTTGCCCTTGTTGGCGGAATGTCAGTTCGGAGAATGTATACGATGCGCCGTTTGCGAATTCGTGTTTTATCGGGTTCCCTATGGCTTCTGATTCTATCATTATGCACCCGGTACAGCTAATATCGGGCCATTGCCCGTCAGGTTCATCTTCCAGGTCACATTGCCCTTTACATCACAGTCAAACTCGGCGCTTGCAATTAAGAAGTTCCCACTGTACATCTGGGCAAGCGAATTGGATTTGTCTACGTAAAACTGCGCCGAGGCATTGTTACCGCCAAATATCGCAGGGGGATTGCCTACCGATCCCAGCAACTTGGCTTCCGCATTATTCCACCAACCCTCAACAACCGCAGAGTACCCAACGCAACCTGTGATAAACTCCTTCCACCCGTTGCTATTGAAATCGGTCGCCTCCTCAATGTCTGCATCAGTAGTAAGCGTCCACTTATGGACGTTTTGGACTTCACCGGGAGTGAGCGTCCCCGGCTTATTGCTCCCCGCAAAGTACAGCTTGCCAAACTTGCCATGAATCTTCGCCATCGTATGCCTCCTATGTGTATTCGATTCGGTAGTCTATAGAATAATGCCAACCGCCATCAGGGTCTTCAACTAATCGCTCAGCTTGGCGGGCAGTGGATATATGTATGTGGTCCGCGATAAATAGCCTTTGCCAGTCGAATGCCGCCTTTATTGATTTGGCAATAGCCACAACCGCCAGCGGGGATGGTGAACTATCCCATACGCTTATCTGGATTAGAGGGTTCTCACTCGTATCGGTGAAAGTCTCTATCGGCTCATTCAGTACTTCCATGTATGTGCAATAGGGAAGGATAGCATCTTGCGGGGCATGGTAGGGATATATCGAATAACTGGCGAGCATTGGCGTCGTGGCGAACTTCGCTACTATCGCGGCGAATAGATCATTCACTGCTTTCCACCCCACAGCTGGCGGAAGCTGATAGCTGCGCGCTGGAGGGCTGGGCGGAGCCAAGGGCGCGCTTTCATCTTATTTGTCCCCAGTTCCAAATATAACCCATATTCAACTCCTGTCCCTAATCGCTGCTTTCCCTTATCCACACGATAATGGGTTAAACTGCGCCTCAAATGGCCCGTTTGCACAGCGGGCGATTCCCCTTCTCGGCTTGCGGTCGTTTGCCGTCCCGGTTTGCCTGTTTTGGGCCGTCCCATGTCGCGCTTAATGTCGGTTACTATCTTTTCGCATAGGACATCCAAACGCTTGTCTGCGAGGGCTTCGAAATCGCTTTTGACTTTATCGCCATGCCACTTAATCACCAATACCGCCTCCGTCCCGTATTTCTCGGCACAGTAGTTCCATGTGGTGGCCCATTGCATCTACGTTATTCACAAATTCTATTTGGTAAATTGCATCCCCCTCCAGTCTGTCCTTCTCATTCAGTTCATCTTTCGGGCGGCAGAAGATGCGGTGGGTAATATCCACGCCCCGACTGCCTATCATGGCGCGCTCTGTGCCAGACAACGCAACAACGCGACATGGGATAAATATATCCTCGTAAGTCCAGGTTTCGACTGCGCCGCCAATGGTATCACTCGCAACTGTGCGACTCATCCAGTGCAATTCTTGATTCATCAATCCGTCGAAACTCATCTTATACCAACACAGTCGTTAGTCCGCGCTTCTTGTACGAATCCAGTACGGAAGAATAGGGTTGTAGCAATCCCAATTTGCCTTCAGCGAAGGCCGAGCCGAGCGTGTAGGAATAATCCCCTATCCGCTCACTCTGCATAATTGTCCCACCTCCACTTGCCGCTAAATGTAGATAGTCGCTTGCTATGCCCAAACAGGCCGCGGCTAAATCGGGCGGGATCGTAGTATACCCAGCCCGGTAGTCTACGAATACCCAGCCCCGCCAACCACCCTTGATTATCCCCGCCAGCCAATCTATCTCAACAATCTCATTCACAATATTTCCAGGCCCCACC